AGCGGCTCTGCGTTTCCTAAGCGCGGAGCAATTGGTGTCATTTACTTCTCAGTATGAGATGAAGGATGTCTTGAGAGTGGGACAGACTCTCAGGAAGAGAACGCGGCGTTCACTTCCTTGCCGATCTTGTAGACCGACCGTCCGAAGTCAAGGTAGTCATTGAAGCTGCCAGGTGGCCCGCCCAAGTACTCACCGAAGGAGGGGGCTCGGGAACCGCCACCTCCGACCACAGCACCTCCTGAGGCCCAAGGATTGTTGGACTCATTGAAGGTATGAGCCACGTTTCGCTTGTCGTTAACACCGGAGCGTCGAAGCCATTCATTGACGGCCTCGGCGGTTCCGACGGAAGCGAGTGACGGGCCCTGCGGCGAGAGGGTGGCTGGAGCAATGGACTGCTCGGCGGCGTAGATGTACTCGAAGTTGACAACATATTCGTAGTACACAGTGGGCGTGTTAGCACCGTTGGGAAAGTTAGCGAAGGTGATCGCGAGGATCGTACCGTCGATCGCGTTGGACGATCCTGGAAGGAACTCATAATCCAGGAGGTCAACTGGGCGCCAGTTAACCTCGACGGCACCTCCGGGCGTCAGCTGGCCCAGCTCCATTTCCTGGAGCGAGTTCAGCTGCGCAGTGGTCAACGTATTCAGCACAGTGGTGGTGCCGGTACGGGGAATCGCAGCGAAAGTGATCTCGCCAGGGGCAGACGTCATTGGAAGATTGGTCCAACAACGGATGCCCGCCGAGACAACTCTCACGGAGCCTGCAGACGCAATGACAGTATTGCGGTTTGCCGGTACAACGCCTGGGTTGTAGAGCGGCGCTACCGCAAAACCGGCGATGTTGGTTCCGAGAGGTGAGGTACCAGCAGCAAGTAGCGAGTTCGGCGTGATCGTCATGAGCAAATTGCCCGAACCATCCGCCGGAGCCAGAATAAACTGGCCCCTCGCCCTGCACTGGCCGATGGAAGTGTTCACCATCGTGCCCCACCCCAGCGGGAGACCGGGGTAGTCGAAAGGGTACATCAGCGTGGCCGCGTACTTGTTGACCAGCTGAACTTTCGCCGTCATCGCATTGCGTGAGGCATGGATGCGACCCACAGGACCAACAACTTTCTTGAGAACCTTGGTGCGCTCGCGCGGCACTTGCCGCTTTGACTTCTTCTTGTGCCCAGACATCAGTTCGGAGAGAAGAAGGAGTGCTCGTTTTTGACGGTGGAGTGAAAGGGATTTTCTGTTTCCCAAAAACGGCCCGGCGTTGGACGCCGGCACCCCACCCAGCCGTAGTATTATTTCCGACCCCTACCCCGGGTCGCGTGGCCCCCGCGGCCACGACCACGTCCTGCCTCTGGGCGGCTTCGAGGACGTGGAACCTCCACTTTTGGTGTGACGGCTGGAAGGACAAGCTCACTGCCAACAACGACAGGAGCTTTCACAGCCGGTTCCGGCGTGTCAGCACAGAGCGGTGGCGTCAACAACAATGCCACGGCTGCTTCTGACCCGCGCTTCTGCTGAGTCCGGCGCACCTCGGCTAGATAGTTCTCAAATAGTCGAGGGCTGAACGTCGGCAGTTGCGCGCGCAGAAGATCCACCATCCACTCTTGGAACCTGTTCGGGTATTGAACCTCAGCTGCAAATCCATGCTGCTGGACAACCCACGGCCGCAATTCTGCGGTGGCACAGGCGAGTGGTGGCGGAGCCAACACTTCACACGCCAACGTGACATATTCACCAATGAATGGAGTAGCCCCATCACTCAGCCGAAGAGAGTAGGCTTTCTCCGCCAGCTTCATAGCTGGTGTCACGGTGGAAGGGAGAGCCACGGTCGCATGGAACTTTGTTACTGTTCTAGCGATATCGCAGCACGACGTGGGATCACCGAACCAAACATCAGGTCCGTAGCGCCGAGCCAAAAACTCGATGCCGATCTCGCCACGCCGTACCAAGCCAACCTCAAACAACTGACCAACAAGTTCCGCCGCTTTCTCGAGCGCGGTAACACTGACATCACCGACGACACTATCGTCGCCAGCGACAAACACAAAGCGATCCATGAATTCGGTAGCCTGAAGGTGATCGTACCCCATGTCCCGGAGAGCTGTATAGATGATGAATGCAACAGTCACACCGTTGAACATCGCCGTCTCACCCGAGCCAGA